GACATTCAACTTGGATCAGGTACATTAGACATAGCAATAGGTTTAGGTATTGCAACAGGAACATATTACGTTCCAAAACTAACAACTGCCCCACACACTTCTGTACCAGCATACAAAACTGGTGACACAGAATCAAGACCAACAGGTTCTTTATGGGTTAAAACAACAACACCTAACTCAGGTGCGAAATGGTCAGTTAAAAAATTCAACGGTACAACAAAGTTATGGGAAGACATAACAGCACCAATTTATTCAAATGCCGAAACAGCTCTATACAATCTAGATAGAACAGGCGGCGGATTAAATCTTGCTGTAGGCAATTTATACATTGACCATGACACTGGATCAACTGCGTTAGAGCAAACAATTTTAAGAAGAGAATCTACAGGTTCAACAAAAGTTACAGGTACAGCAATCACAACAGGTATCACAGCAGGTAGCAAAACATTTACTATTGCTGAATCAGTTGTAGGACAACTAGCATTGAACTCAGCAGTAACAGTTAGTGTAACTCCAACAGGAGCGGCAACTGATGCTGATTTAATAGCAGGTGCTATTAACGGTTCAGGATTCACAAACATTGTGGCAAGTGTTGATTCACAGAACAGAGTTTCAATCGAACACAACGACGGTGGAGAATTTGACATTGTTGACACAAGCGGTACTTTGGGTGAAGCAGGTTTCACTGGTTACAACTATGTTACCAAGGCAGGTACAGCAAACTTGTACACAACAAGCACTGGATTCAGAGCAAGTAACTGGAAAATTTTATCATACACAGCAAGTGCCACAGCAGTTACAACAACTGCGGCAAATGGACAATTATGGTACTCATCAATTGTTGATGAAGTAGACATAATGTATCACAACGGTACAGACTGGAAAGGTTACTCAACAGTAGCAAGTTCAGATCCAGCAGGTCCACAAGTTAAATCAACTGCTCCAACTACACAATCAGATGGAACAGCACTTGTTGAAGGCGACTTATGGATTTCAACAGCAGACTTAGAAAATTATCCAACAATTTACAAATGGAATGCAACTTCGTTAAAATGGATTCTAGTTGATTCAACTGATCAAACAACAGAAAATGGAATTCTATTTGCTGATGCTAGATACGGTACAACAGGTGGTACGGCAACAGTTGCACCAACAGGTACTATTGTAGAATTATTAGCAAGTGACTTCTTAGACACTGATGCTCCAGATCCAGCACTATATCCAAAAGGTATGTTGTTATGGAACACAAGACGTTCAGGTTTCAATGTTAAGAAATTTACAAGAAATTATGTTGATGTTACAGCAAACAACACAAGAGGTTCAGACAGCGGCAGTTCAATGGCGGCTTACTATCCACACAGATGGACAACTGAATCGGCTAACCAAGTAGATGGTTCAGGATCATTTGGTAGAATAGCACAGAAAAAAGTTGTTGTACAATCATTACAAGCAATGTTAAATTCTAATCAAGAAATCAGAGATGATGAGTCTAGATTGTTTAACATTATGGCAACACCAGGTTATCCAGAATTGATTGGCGAAATGATTTCGTTAAACAATGACAGAGGCTTGTCAGCATTTATAGTTGGTGACTCACCAATGAGATTAACACCAGATGCAACAAGTTTACAAAATTGGGCATCAAATGTTAACCTAGCAGTGGAAGACAATGATAACGGACTTGTAAGCACAGACGAATATCTTGGAGTATTTTATCCATCAGGATTCACAAGTGATAACTTTGGAAACAATGTAGTTGTTCCATCAAGTCACATGATGTTAAGAACTATTGCTTTAAGTGATCAAGTTTCTTTTCCATGGTTTGCTCCAGCAGGTACAAGACGTGGCGGAATCACAAACGCAAGTTCAACAGGTTACATTAGTAACGAAGGCGAATTTGTTTCAACAGCATTAAATGAAGGACAAAGAGATACATTGTATTCAAACAATGTTAACCCAATTACTTTCATAACAGGTGCTGGTTTAGTCAACTACGGACAAAAAACAAGATTTGCTGGAAGTTCTGCATTAGACAGAATTAACGTTGCTAGATTAGTAATTTACATGAGAAGTCAGTTAAACAAATTAGCGAGACCTTATGTTTTTGAGCCAAATGATAAAATCACAAGAGATGAAATCAAAGCTCAAGCAGAAAGTTTATTACTTGAACTAGTTGGTAACAGAGCGATTTATGACTTCTTGGTTGTGTGTGACGAATCAAACAACACACCTACTAGGATAGACAGAAACGAGTTGTACTTGGATATTGCTATTGAACCAGTCAAAGCAGTAGAGTTCATCTACGTACCATTAAGATTGAAAAATACTGGCGAAATAGCAGGATTATAATAGATAAATATTATAGGAGAAACAAATGAGTATATCTACACTATCAAAAATTACAGTACCTTTAGACAGTAACCAATCTGCTTCTAACCAAGGTCTGTTAATGCCAAAGTTACAGTATCGTTTTAGAGTATCACTAGAAAACTTTGGTGTATCTACACCAACTACTGAACTAACAAAGCAAGTTGTAGATATTACAAGACCTAATTTAAGTTTCGAAACAACTACTGTTGACGTGTATAACTCTAAAGTTTATCTAGCAGGTAAACACACATGGGAAACTGTTACACTTACATTAAGAGAAGATGTTAGCAACAACGTACAAAAACTTGTTGGCGAGCAACTACAGAAACAATTTGACTTCTTTGAAATGAGTGCGGCGGCATCAGGTGCTGATTACAAATTTGTTACTAGAATTGAAATATTAGATGGTGGTAACGGAGCAAACACTCCAAACACATTAGAAACATTTGAATTATACGGTTGCTATATTGAATCAGCAAACTATAATCAATTATCGTACAGTACAAGTGAACCAGTTACTGTAACGTTAGCATTAAGATACGACAATGCTATCCAAACTCCTCAAGGTTCGGGTGTAGGAACTGCTGTAGGCAGAACTGTAAACACTTTGATTACGGGTGGCGGAGCGTAATTTTCGTAAGCATTTAAAAATTTAAAGTATTGAAAAGGGGACTTTTTAAGTCCCTTTTTTGGTTTTTAACACATCACTTTTTACAGCACATAAATACTGTACATGGCAAATTTACTCAAAGGTTTTTTAGACAATGTTCTTAAAGGAACACTCAATCCTAAAGGAAATCTAGCAGATTTCAGCCATGCTTCTAGACTGTATGTAGATGACAGTTTCAGATTAGCACCCAAGCAAAAATTTTTATACCATGTGGTTTTTAATATCAACCCAAAAGCGGCAATCACAGATCCGCCATTAAGTAATCATCAACGAGAATTGAACATGTTGGTGAAGGCAGTAGACTTACCACAATACACTGTGGATATGATTACTGCACAACAATACAACATAAAAAGAAAAATACAAACAAAAATTTCATATGATCCAATTAATATCACTTTTCATGACGACAACTATGGAGTAACAACTGCATTGTGGGAAACATATTATAGATACTATTTCAATGATGGAAATTATGCCAGTAAAGATACCCAAGGAAATCAATCCACTAGCACAGACAGAGCTTACAGTAAATCAAATGTATTAAAAGAGAAAAAAAATACCAAAAATAGATTTGGGTTAGATTCGGATGCTAATATTCCATTTTTTACAAGTATTCAAATTTATCAAATGGCAAGAAAAACTTACACTTGTTACACATTAGTAAATCCAATTATACAGAGATGGCAACACGATTCAATGAACAATCAAGAATCAGCACCAGTACAAAATCAGATGTCGGTTGAATATGAAGCAGTATTTTATTCTAGAGGTAAAGTACAAGCCAACGGTGCTCCTGCTGGCTTTGGAAAAGAACACTATGACAAAACTCCATCGCCTAACAGTTTATCAGGAGGAGGATCTACAAGTTTACTTGGAACTGGTGGCGTATTATCAGGATTGTTTGGAGCCAACGATGGCCCATACACATACATTGGTAGTCAACTAGGAGGAGGCAGACAAGGAATAACTCTTGGTTCAATAATTAGAACAGCCAATAGATTAAAAAATGCAAAAAAATTATCTAAAGAAGGATTACGTCAAGAAGGATTCAACATCTTAACAGGAGCAATAGGCAGAATAGGAAATACTGCTGACCAGGCTTATGGTGTGCCAAATACTTTTATAGGCAGAAGTGCTTCTAATATAGGTAAAGGCTTACAAACTATAACAAAAGCAGTAATAAGGAAATAAATGTCAAACATACCAAAACAAAACAATGATAGTGGTGCACCAGTAAAAGAATTTTTCAATGAATATTTCAATGACACTATTGCTTTCCCTAGCAACGATGTTGATGCTGTTGTGGGTTATTTTGAATCAAGAGGATTTGATAAAACTGCCAGCATATCTACAGCAACAGTAATTTTACAACAAGCAAAAATAGACGGTGTTAAAGTTTTTGAATTGATAGACACTTTGCAAGGCATGGACAAAGTACAGTTAAGTTACATTGTTACAGAAATTTTAAATCACAATAGATCAAATACATCATCACTTGGTTATAAAGTTAAAACTGAAAACAGTCTTTCAGAAAAACGTAACATAGTAGTATAATCCAATGGCGAAATTCGCTCAAGGTAGATATCAAATAAAAAATGCAGACAAATATATTGGAGGTAGAACTCCTCTATATAGAAGCAGTTGGGAATTTGCTTTTATGAAATTTTGTGACGAAAGTCCCAGCATACAAAAATGGGCTAACGAATCCATAAGAATTCCTTACAAACATCCTATGACTGGAAAATTCACTATATATGTTCCAGATTTTTTCATTGCCTACACAGATAAAAACGGAAGACCTCATGCAGAAGTGATAGAAATTAAACCTGAAAATCAAACACTGACAGAAAAAGTTGGAAAGAGCAGATACAATCAAGCAC